CTACTAGAGGTATGAACTTTAATAGAGGCTACTAATTGTCGCAACTGATCTGCAATCTTCCTGCAATTCATGTATGGGTACGAAAAGAATTCTTGAGAGACCATGAAGATGGTCATGGAGAGTTTGTTAAGGGCGTATGGATATCTTGCAAATCTGTACCGGGTAGGGCGTTTTATTTTGAGACTTACTTGCCCGAGTATGGGGCCATGTTTGACAAGCTACCAATAAGTGCATTTACATGGTCTAATCAAACGCCACAACCAGATTTAAGTTTGCCCAATCTGCAGTTTTGGAACTGCATGGATTATGGTGTGGTTGCTATTGAAAAACAATTTATAGCATCTATGGTATTTGAAATACTTACAAGAGATCAAGGATCTTTTAAGGGAAAGTATGTAGCGACATTAGATAATTATCATTCAGATATTAATTCTATTGATTACAGCACAGCAGAGACACCTGCAGAACACAAGTCTCATAACCTTATAGAGCTTGAGAATGGTCAATTTGGTTTATATCCTAATAATAGAATGAGGATATATGATAATAGCTTAACACCAGAGAAGCCCTTGATGCCTGATTTTAAAGTTAGTACAGTAGAATATGAAGTAGAGAACGCAGATGATTTAGCAAGATATGGTGATAGCGATGATTATTATTATAAAAGCAAGGATGAAAAGTAATGGCATATAGTAGTGGCAAATATGCTTATGGCATCTGTGACAGAACTGGGTTTAGATATAAGATAAAAGATCTTGTATTTGAGGTAGAGAACGGTGTTAGAACGGGCTTGAGGGTAGGTTATGATGTTATGGATAAAGATCACCCACAAAACTTTTTAGGTAGGCTTAAAATCGATGATACGCAGAGTTTGTTAGACGCAAGACCAGACAGATCAGAGCCTGCTACAGAAAGATTATTACTCGTTAATCCATTTACAACAGCTGCCGCAGACAGCGGAAGCACAGTAATTACAGTTGTAGAGAAGAGTCATGGCAGAGCTACATCAGATAGAGTTAGATTTAGAAACTGTGTAGGATTTGATGGAATTACATCAGCTAACTTTGAATTAGCTGAAGGGTATGTTATAACTAAAACAACAGATGATGCTTATACAATAACTGTTTCTGCCTCGTCTACAACAGGATCTATAACTGGTGGCGGTGTGTTTGTTACTGTCGGTCCAGTTACACTGGAGGCTTAAATGAGCTTTACATTAGCGCAATTAAAAACTGCAATACAAGATTACACTGATAATGCAGAGACATCATTTGTAACTCATTTACCTGACTTTATAAAAGCAGCGGAAGAAAGAATATTTAAGAGCGTAGATTTAGAGATATTTAGAAAGAATGTTACTACAGCTTTTACAACAAGCGACAAGTTTTTATCATTGCCCACAGACTATCTAGCATCATTTTCATTACAGATAACAGCATCTGGTAGTGAGGCATTTCTTTTACAGAAAGATGTTAACTTCCTACAGGAAGCCTATGATGCGTCTTCATCTACAGCAACACCAAGATTCTATGCACAGTTTGATGCAGATAACTTTATTGTTGCCCCTACCCCAAACTCAAATTATGCAGTAGAATTACATTACTATTATAGACCAGCTAGTTTAACTGCTGGTGCAGATAGTGGTACAACATGGTTAAGCACTAATGCTCCATTTGCATTATTGTTTGGTTCGTTGGTAGATGCATATTTATTTATGAAAGGTGAGCCTGATCTTATACAACAATATGAAAAAAGATTTATGGATCAATTAACAAGACTTAAAGATTACGGAGAAGCTAGAGAAAATACTGATGCTTACTCTGAGGGTCTACCAAGAGCGCAGAGAACATAGGAGTAAAAAATGGCAACAGCAAATGCGGCAACAAATTATCTAGAGAGAAGAATATTACATTTCTTGTTTAAGAATAATTCTCTTAGCTTTTCATCACCGGGTGATAGCATTTATGTAGGACTTGCAACGGCAGTAAGTGCGGCTGAAACTGGATCAGTTACAGAAGCAACATTTACAAACTATGCAAGACAACAAGTTACAGCATCGAACTGGACAACCATAGGTGCAGACTCAACAGATACACAAACTGCAATCAATGCAGCGAATATTGAGTTTCCAGCATCTGGTGGAACGAATAATACAATCACACATGTTATAATAGCAGACGCATCTAGTAGTGGTAATATACTTTTCGTAGGTGCGTTAGATGCAAGTAAGACAATAGCTAGTGGTGATATATTTAGAATTAATGCAGGGAATCTAACAATAGAGTTGAAGTAATGGCACTTGTACTAAACGACAGAGTAAAAGAAACAACGACTACAACTGGCACTGGAGCTTTAACTCTGGGTGGTGCAGTTACTGGTTTTGAGACCTTTGGTACTGGCGTTGGTAATTCTAATACTACATATTATGCAGTAACTTTAGGCGGATCAGCAGAGTTTGAAGTTGGTTTGGGTACACTTAATGGTGACTCAACTACAATAACAAGAACAACAGTTATAAGTAGTTCCAATAGTGATAGTGCAGTAAACTTTAGTGCAGGTACAAAAACTATATTTTGTACAATACCAGCATCTAAGTCAGTGTTTTTAGATGCCAGTGGTAATGCTACATTAGGTGCAGATTTATCTGTTGGTGATGATCTTACAGTAGAAGGTGGATTAATTGATCTTAGATCTAATAGTGGATCAGCATCACAAATTAAATTTTACTGTGAAGTTAGTAATGCTCATGCACAAACACTAACGGCTCAACCACACTCTGCGGCTGCGACAAATACATTAAGACTTCCTGATAGTGGAGATAGTGGCACACAAGATTTGGTTGCTGTAGACACTACACAAACTTTAACAAACAAAAGTTTAACTGCACCAACTATAACTGGCACAGCAGTTATGGCAGACTTGGATATATCTGGTGATGTTGATGTAGACGGAACATTAGAAGCTGATGCGATAACAGTAAACGGAACTGCTTTAGCTACAGTTATTGCAGGTACAACAGTAACAAACGCAACAAACTCTGCTCATGTATTAGTTACAGATAATGAAAGCACAAATGAGGAAAATTTAATTGCTTTTGTTGAAGATGCTACATCAAGCACTGGTAATGTTGGTTTAGAGATGGATGGTAACTTAACTTACAATCCAAGCAGTGGCACAGTAACAGCCACAGTATTTAAAGGTAATATAGATGCAGTGGATGGTGACTTTGATGGGACATTAGAAGCAGATGCTATTACTTTAAATGGTACTGCAATAACTACAACTGCTACTTTGTCAACTGGTATATCTAATGGTAATGTATTAGTGGCAACAAGTGGTATAGCCGATAATGATTTTTTAAGAGTTGATGGTACAAGTATAGAAGGCAGAAGTGCTAGTGAAGTATTAAGTGATATAGGTGCAACAACAGCAGCGTTAGCAGCAGACGAGGCTACAGCTTTAGCAATAGCGTTAGGATAATAATATGGCAAATAATTTTAAAGTAATTACAAGAGATGTTGCTCCTGCAAGTGCTGGAACTCCAGAAACTCTTTACACAGTACAATCTGGTAGCACAGTTATAGTATTAGGATTGACACTAGCTAACGTACATACAGCACAAGTTACTGGTACAGTTCAACTAGTAAGTACAACAACACAAACATCACAGACACAAAATACTACGGCTCACATTGTAAAGGCAATACCAGTGCCAGTTGGGTCTTCTGTAGAGATCATGGCTGGTAATAAGATTGTGTTAAATGTGGGTGATATAATAAAGATAGACTGCTCTGTAGCAGATAAACTATCTGTGACTATGAGTTATATGGAGATAACATAATATGCCATATATAGGTAATGAAGTTGGAAATAGATTTGTAGCAAGTAAAGCTGCATCAGTATATTCTGGTAATGGATCTACAACTGCATTTACATTAGAACATGCAGTAGGATCAGATGAGGATATACTTGTATCTGTAGATGGTGTTGTCCAAGAGCCATCAGTAGCATATGCAGTAAGCAGTGGAACAACATTGACATTTACTGCTGCACCATCAAGTAACTCTGGCAATAATATATTTGTTTATTATTTGTTTAGAACTGTGGCTACCGTTGACCATCCATCTACAAGTGCTTTGACTGCAACGAGTGGTACGTTTAGTAGTACACTTGATGTAACAGGTGAAACAACTTTAGCTACACATCTTAATATGGGTGATAATGACATAATTAAAGTTGGTGCAGGCTCTGATATACAAATATATCATGATGGTAGTTATTCAAGAATAATGGAGTCAGGTGGCACAGCATTAGTATTAGACACAACTAGTACCGATATTCGTTTAACTGCTTCTAATTCTGAAGTTATGGGTAAATTTGTTAAAGATGGTGCAGTAGAACTTTATCACAATGGCAGTAAAAAAATTGAAACGACTTCTTCTGGTGTAACTGTTACTGGTGCTGTTAATATTGGGGGTACTGGTACAGCAAATGCTCTTGACGATTATGAAGAAGGAACTTTTAATCCAGTATTTCAAACTGGAGGGAATAGTAATGGAATAGGACATAGCATTTCACTAGGAAGTTATACAAAAGTTGGTGATCGTGTAATTTGTAATGGATTTGCAGCAATGAACAGTAAAGATGGTGCAAGTTTAACTGGCGGTGATGTTACTATAGGAGGGTTGCCTTTTACTATATCAAATGCAAATAACGCATATTCTGCTGCTGGATTTAGAATACAAAATATAACTTTTGCTGATATGGTAAGTTTAGGAACAACTATAAATACTACACAACTAAATTTTAGAGAAATAACAAATAGTGGAAGTGTATCAAATTTGACAGATGGAAACCTAGCAAGTGACAGTTATGTAATATTTGATATATCGTATAGAACAGGATAAAAAATGGCATTAACAAAAGTATTAAGAGGTGGATTAAGCACTGGTATCTCCGATTCTAGTGACGCAACAGCAATTACCATAGATTCTTCAGAAAATGTTTTAGTGGCGAAAACTGCAACTAACTATCAAACTGTAGGTGTTGAAGCTAAATCAACTGGACAATTATGGGCAACTGCTGATGGTAACAATCCGATTCTTGCAGTAAGAAAATCAAGTGATGGTAAGATACAAGCATTTTACAAAGATACTACAGAAGTAGGAAGTATTGGATATTCAAGTGCAACAAATATAGCTATTGGAAATGCAAGTAAAGGTTTAGGTATAGGTAGTGGTTCAATATTTCCTACAAACGGAAGTACGGCTATTAGTGATACTGGTCTTGATTTAGGATACTCAAGTTCAAGATTCAAAGATCTCTACCTATCAGGTGGTGTAAGAGTTGGCGGAACTGGTTCGGCAAATCTACTTGACGATTATGAAGAAGGAACTTGGACACCAAGTTTTACTAATGTAAATAGTGGTGCAACTAATGGTACTTACACAAAAGTAGGCAATCTTGTTATTTGTAATTTTGAATTGCAAGCTAATGGGTCAAATACTAATGTAAAT